TCCGACACCAATTTCTTTATTGGTGGTGTCATCCATCTGGACTCTAACGCGGACAACGTGTCTGTGTACGCAGATGGTAACTCCAACTCAATCCTGACCCTCACGGACTTTGGTCTTATGGAGATCAACATCGTGGCGAAGGATTCCACAAATTGGATTATTTGGGGTACTACTGAAGGCGCAGATGCACCTGCGTTTACAGATCAGTCGTAATTAACAAGATAGGGTCACCCATCTACCTGGGTGGGTGACCAGATCTTCTGCTATGGGTAGGGTGGAACCCTTGTTCCCATAAGGAGATTTAGATGGCCGACGCAGTAACCTCGCAGACTCTGCAAGATGGCGACAAATCTGTCGTTATGAAGTTCACCAATATTTCTGACGGGACAGGTGAATCCGCCGTCAAGAAGGTGGACGTTTCCGCACTACAGGCCCAGTCGGGCTCTGGTGCCGCATGCACTGGTGTATCAATTCAGCAAATTTGGTACGAATGCAATGGCATGAGTGTTGATCTTCTATGGGACGCATCTACAGATGTAATTGCATGGACCCTTAGCGGTTATGGGTTTTTCGACTTTAGGTCTTGTGGTCCCATCATTAACAACTCAGGCAGTGGTAAAACAGGCGACATCATGTTTACTACTACGGGTCATGCAAGCGGAGATCGCTATGCTATCGTACTGAAGATGGGCAAGAGCTACGAATAATGCCTTTCAAGAGCGATAAGCAACGAAGGTATTTATACGCAAACAAGCCAGAAGTAGCAGACAAGTTTGCTAAAGACTCAATGGCAGGTGGTGGCATGGTAAAAAAAGCCATGACCAATGCATTTTCTAAACATGGGTCTATGCAGGATTATGCTCGCATGAGAAGTGGTGGTATCATTAAGGAAGGCTCTAGAACGCCTGGCAATGTTATTGAGTTTGACAGACAGTGCCTGAAGAAATTCAAGGATAGCTGACTATGCCTGCTAAAAAAAAGTCAACAAAAAGAAAAGCGTTGACAAAAAGACAAGAAGATACTTTGAAGAAACACTCAAAGCATCATACAAGAAAACACATGGCTGAAATGCGCCGTCGCATGAAAGCGGGCTCAACCTTCACAGCTGCACATAAAGCAGCAATGAAAAAGGTTGGTAAATAGTGGCTACCTCTGGAACAGCGACCTTTAACTTAGAAATATCAGAGGTTATTGAAGAAGCCTTTGAGCGGTGTGGTCTGCAATCAAAAACAGGTTATGACATCGAGACGGCAAGACGGTCACTAAACTTGTTAAGTCTTGAGTGGGCAAACCGAGGACTCAACTTCTGGTGCGTAGAAGAAGGCACAGCTAGTACAGTTGCTGGCACATCTACCGTAACACTACCAGCTAATACTATTGACTTGATTGAGCACTGGATTCGTGATGGCACGGGCACATCACAAAACGACCTGCCCTTGTCCCGGTTTAGTGTGTCACAATATGCAACTATTCCGAATAAAAAAACAGAAGGTCGCCCTGTTAATATCTATATTGATAAACAGCGAGCTGCTCCAGTAGCATATTTATGGCCTACGCCAGATAAGGTGTACACATTCGCTTACCAAAGAATTAGGCGAATCGAAGACACAGGTGCTGTAGGCTCAACCAATCCTGATGTACCCGCACGGTTTCTCCCTGCGTTGGTATCGGGGTTGGCGTTTAGACTGTCCCAAAAATATCCAGAAGCGTTTATACGATCTGGTGAGCTCAAGGCTGAATACGAGTTTCAGTGGGACTTAGCACAACAAGAAGATCGTGATCGTGCCTCAGTACACTTCATACCTGGAGGGTACTAGTGGCTCGTTTTGCAAAAGGTAAGTACGCTTTTGGTTTCTGTGACCGCACTGGCTTTAGATACAAGCTGAAGGACTTGGTGCCTCAAGTGAGAGCAGGTCGTATGACTGGCTTAATGGTTGGTCGCGATATGCTTGACGAGGACCAGCCTCAGAACTTCTTAGGTAGACTTGGCGATTACACAGACCCAGAGGCTTTGCGAGACCCTAGACCTGATATTGCTGAAGATACAAGCAGGAAGCTTTTTGCCTTTGATCCCGTTGGCAATGGTGGTGCAAGCGGATCAGGAAATATCCTTGCACATGGCAAAGTGGGAAGCGTGACGGTAACAACATGAACTATACTGAGCTCACGGCTGCTATCAAGGATTATACAAACAACACAGGTACAGATTTCGTAGCAGCCATACCAACGTTTGTAAAGCAAGCAGAACAGCGCATTTACCGTGCAGTAAACCTGCCAGTCAATCGCAAGAATGTTTCAGGAAGCATGACAGACGGCAACGCATACTTAGCAATGCCAACGGACTTTTTGTTCCCTCTGTCTTTGTCGATAACGAGCTCTAGCAATCAGATTTTTTTGCTGAACAAAGATGCAAACTTTATAAGATCGACATACCCGAATGCTTCAACAAAGGGTACGCCGAAGTATTACGGCATCTTTGCAAGCGACACATTTATTATTGGGCCAACGCCTGACTCAAACTACACAACTGAGCTTCACTACTACTACCAGCCTAATTCTATCGTAACAGATAGTACTTCATGGCTTGGTACAAACGCAGATACCGTATTGCTGTACGGTTCGTTGGTTGAGGCTTATGTGTACATGAAAGGTGAGCCAGACATGATTCAGATGTACCAACAGAGATACGACGATGCCCTGGCAGGTTTGAAGATTCAAGCAGAGGGTAGAATGACTGGAGACGAGTATCGTGACGGTACAATAAGAGTGGTGCCTAGCTAATGTTTGACTTAGACTCAGGTGTAGGCAGTGTAACAGTAACAACAAGTGCAAATGGTAATCTTGGACCTAGTCACTGGGCTGAGAGAGCCGTAGATACTATAGTATCAGTTGGTAGCAACGCTCATCCTGCTATTGCAGAGCAGGCTAAAGCGTTTAAGTCGTACATACATAAAGCAGTGCAGTATTACATATGTGAAGCGATCAAAGAAGATCGCTCAAAGGTCATTACCTTGCTTAGGTCGGCAGGTCATAATGACTTGGCTAACTCGGTGGAGAAACTTTAATGGCTATAACACAAGCAATGTGTACCTCTTTTAAGAAAGAGTTGCTGGAAGGAAAGCACAACTTTCTTAACTCTGGTGGGGACACGTTTAAGATTGCCTTGTATACGAGCAGTGCCTCGCTTGGTGCTAGTACTACGGCGTATACCACAAGCAATGAAATCAGTGGTACGAACTATACCGCCAAAGGAAATACACTGACCCGGGTAGATCCATCGACTAGTGGAACAACGGCTCTGACTGACTTTGCGGATACCTCCTGGTCTACTGCGACATTTACGGCTAGGGGTGCATTAATTTTTAACGAAGACACAAGTGGTGACACATCTGTCCTCGTGTTGGATTTTGGTGCAGACAAAACAGCTACGGCTGGCACGTTTACGATTGCTTTTCCTGCGGCTGATGCGAGTAATGCAATAATTCGCATAGCCTAAAGTGGCAAATGTAACAGGCTGGGGCCGAGGCACTTGGGGTTCTGGCACATGGGGTGAGCCCATACCTGTTGAAGAAACAGGTGTAGCAGGTACGGGTGCAGTAGGATCTGTTACGGTAACAGGCGATGCCAACGTTACCGAGACAGGTGTAGCAGGAACTGGTGCGGTAGGAAGTGTAACCGTAACAGCAGATGCAAATGTTGCTCCTACGGGTATAGCAGCAACAGGAGCAGTAGGAACCGTTACAGTAACAGGGACGGCAAATGTTACCGCAACGGGATCAGCTGGCACGAGTGCAGTTGGCTCTGTAACAGTTGCAGGTGATGCAAACGTTACTGTCACAGGACTGTCAGCGACGAGCGCATTAGGATCGGTATCGGTTACTGTAGATGTCTCAATATCCGCTACCGGGCTTGCCGCAACTAGTGGTGTTGGGTCAGTAACAGTTACCGCAGATGGTAACGTCAGCGTTACGGGCACATCAGCAACTGGTGCAGTAGGAAGTGTAACTGTTTCTATACCAGTATCGGTTGACGTAACTGGCGTAGAAGCAACAGCATCGACTAGTGGCGCACAAGTCTGGGGACTTATAGATGACTCACAAACACCGAACTGGGCAGCAATCAGCGACTCACAGACGCCTAATTGGTCAGAAGTCTCAGATTCACAGACTCCTGGTTGGTCAGAAGTGTCAGACTCTCAGACCCCAGGCTGGTCATCCGTTAGTGATTCACAGACTCCAAGCTGGGCAGTCATAGAGAGATAACAATAGGAATCAAGCATGGGCACATATGTAAACAACCTTCGACTACTTGAAATCACTACAGGTGATGAGTCGGGAACTTGGGGCACTAAGACCAATACAAACCTAGAGCTCATTGCTGATGCGTTTGGATCGGGCACAGAAGCGATTACCACGAACGCTGATACCCACACAACTACGATTGCAGACGGTGCGGCTGATGAAGGCCGAGCACTTTTCCTCAAATACACAGGAACACTCGACTCTGCCTGCACAATCACCATCGCACCCAACACGGTTAATAAGCTGTGGTTTATTGAGAATGCTACAAGCGGATCTCAAAACATCATTATTAGTCAGGGCTCTGGTGCCAACATTACGATTGGTAACGGTAAGGTTGCCGCAGTCTATACGGATGGTGCGGGCTCTGGTGCCGCAGTGCTGGATGCGTTTGCTGACCTAGAACTAAGCAGCACACTCACTGTCGCTGGCAACGTAGACTTTAACGGCGATCTAGATGTAGATGGGACCACCAACCTAGACGCAGTAGACATTGACGGTGCGGTCCAAATTGATTCTACGGTTACGGTCGGGGTTGATGATACTGGATAC